TACACTGTTTGTTCTGCCGGATGGCTGGGGATATACTCACACAGTTCTTTAAGGTTCATCCATTGCTCGGTTGAAACATTTGAGTTTTGATTGTTCAGACCGTCAATCTTGGAATCCAATTCATTAAGTTTGTCCATCATCCACGACATTGCCTTAGGCAAATCTTCAAAAGTAATGCTCTTTTCGCTCATATTACTGCTTGTTATTTGTTCGATTTTTCGGCAAAGTAACAGTGATTTTCTATGCTGATTTTATGGTGCTATACATCACATAAAAAGACAGCAACGAAACATAATCATCATAAGGGTTATATGTTGATTATCAATGCAAATAATGGGAATTATCAGTAGCAGATTTTTATCATATAGGAGCCATAAGACAATCGCAATAAATGACCGTAGATAAAAATAAAGAGCCACCCACGTAAATTCTACGCAGATGGCTATGTGTATCAAGTATAATATTTAATTATTCTGTTTGAGATAAATCCAATTTAATGGTTTCCGTAGCTTTCTCTTTCTTTTCATCAACAACCTTTGCATACACTTGGGTTGTCCTTACGTTTGTATGCCCCAACATTTTGCTAACTGTATAAATATCAGTACCTCCAGCCAATTGCAGGGTCGCATAGGAGTGACGAAAGCAATGAAATGTTATGTGCTTGGATATTCCGGCTGCTTCAACCCATTTCTTGACAGGACGATTTATCCACGATGGATCTGGCAGTCCGGCAAATACAAGAAGCTCTCCTTCCTGCTGTTCTCCACAAAGATTAAACGCTTGCTCTGATATGGGCATATATTCAACACCTTTTGTCTTTTGCTGGGTAAAATTTAGTCGATAGCCTCCATTGAATTTCTCCACTTCCGACCATTTTAATTTTTGAATGTCGCAGTGACGGATTCCAGTTAAAGCAGAAAACAGAGCTGCACGTTTCAGTAATGGGTCACAAGGTGTTTGAGCCAATTGGTTCAATTCCTCTACCGTGAGATATTCTCTCCGGCTTTCCCTTTCCTGAATACCTTTGACTTTCGCAGAAATATCAATAGTCAGGTAGCCGTCTATAAAAGCCTGTTTCAGTCCGGCTTTGAAAATGGAGAAATATGTAGAAGCAGTGTTTTGAGAAATCGTACCTCGCTTAGTACCACCTTGCGGTGCGTTCATTATGAATTGACGGAACGATTCTACCAGCTTTAAGTCTATTTGCGAAAAGAGGATGGTATCGCCTTTTGCAAATATCTTTAACAACTCATGAACTCTCCTCCAGTTGACAATGATAGAATCGGAACTATGAGCATGTCTTGTTCGTTGCACATGGTCGAAGTATTCGATAAAATTGCTTCGTGAGCGTTCTAATTGTTCTGCCTGTTCAGCATCTGTATCAGCATAAAGAGCCGCATTGTCATATTCCTTTTGCCGTAGGCTTCTGACCTTATCGGCATAGATACATGATTCCTGATCCAATTGAGATTTGCATTGTATAATACCATTCAAGTCTCGCTTTGGCTTATAAGTGGTTTTGCCATCAGCATTAGTCCTTGCATTACGTGATTTATCCCAAACAGGGGTCGTAATGGTACGATTGAGATATTCACGTACTCTTTGCGGAGTATCTTTCCCGGATTGGAATACGGGGTAAGATTCCACATAAAGATACCATTCATCACGATATTCAGACTTGCGGAGCTTTACCGACACTCGTGTATTGACCAATGCTTTCTTCATCGCTTCATACCTTTATATAAGTTATCGATTTCTTTCTTGGGTACATACACGAAGTTACCTATCTGCCGGATCGGAATAGAATATTTGCGTATATGTAGATAAACCGTACTTTCATTCACAAGAAATTTCTCCGTAATCTCTCCAATGGTATAACAGTCTTTAGGCTCCAGACTATATAGTTTGGCAATGGGCTTTGGCTTTGTGAGAGCTTTCTTTCGGAGAGGATAGAGTTTCATGAGTTCAGCTTTGCTTACCCGGATTTGATTTGTCCCAAGATTAATATGGTTAATGGTCTTTTTGCGAATAAGCCGATATAATGTATCACGACTAATTCCGAACAAGGCATAGGCTTCTGAGACCTTAATATAGTCTTGGCCTTTAGGAATACTTTTTACTACTTCATCCAGCCTAAGATTTCTTTTTTCCTCGTCTTTTCTACGTTTCCAAGCAATCTTAGAACATCGAGGAGAACAATACCACGATTCTATAGTCTTGGCTAAAAACTCTTCTCCACAAATCGAGCATTTACGCTTTATTTCAAATTTTGCAGCTGGCATACAGTGACTTATAAGTTGTTATTTTTGAACATCTATATCTTTGTCGCACATTATCTACTTTTTTGTCGCGGAACAATTATGGTACAAATATACAACAAAAATTCGAATAACAAGCAAAGTCAATGGGAAATGATATAAAAAGAAATAGGGTATAACTCATTGAGTTACACCCTATATTCTTATTTTTAATTATCGTTATTTATCGCGATTTACTTCACTTCCTCAAAATCTGCATCTTGAATATTATCATCAGAAGAAGAGTTTCCGGCGTTGGTATTACTCTGTCCTCCGGCATTCTGCTGTGCACCGGCTCCAGGCTGTGCACCACCCTGATACATCTGTGCACTGGCTGCCTGCCATGCTCCATTCATTTCGGCAATAGCAGCATCGATAGCGGCAACATCACCCGCCTTGTGAGCATCTTTCAATTTCTGCAAAGCTCCTTCGATAGCAGGTTTCTTGTCAGCCGGAATCTTATCACCCAACTCTTTCAACTGGTTCTCTGTCTGGAAAATCATAGAGTCAGCCTGATTCATCTTGTCTACTCTTTCACGCTCTTTCTTGTCGGCATCTGCATTAGCCTCAGCCTCAGCTTTCATACGGTCGATTTCGTCTTTGCTCAAACCTGAAGAAGCTTCGATACGGATAGCCTGTTCCTTCCCGGTAGCCTTATCCTTGGCAGACACTTTCAAAATACCATTGGCATCGATGTCGAAAGTCACCTCAATTTGAGGAACTCCACGACGAGCAGGTGCAATGCCGGTCAAATTAAACTGACCGATAGACTTATTCTGAGCGGCCATCGGACGTTCTCCCTGCAATACGTGAATAGTCACTTCCGTCTGATTGTCGGCAGCCGTACTGAACACTTCGCTCTTGTTGCACGGAATGGTAGTATTGGCTTCAATCAACTTCGTCATTACACCACCCATCGTCTCAATACCCATAGACAACGGCGTCACATCCAACAATACGATGTCGCCCACTCCGGCTTCCTTATTCAGGATAGCCCCTTGGATAGAAGCGCCCACAGCTACGACCTCATCCGGATTTACACCTTTAGATGGAGCTTTGCCGAAGAAATCTTCTACTAACTTCTGGATGGCCGGGATACGACTCGAACCGCCGACAAGAATCACTTCGTCGATGTCTGAATTACTCAAACCGGCATCCTGCATTGCCTTCTGGCACGGCACCTTACAAGCCTGAATCAAATTATCGGCCAACTGCTCGAACTTAGCACGCGTCAAAGTCTTCACCAAGTGCTTGGGCACACCGCCTACAGCCGTGATATAAGGCAAATTGATTTCCGTAGTCGTAGAAGAAGACAATTCAATCTTGGCCTTCTCGGCAGCTTCTTTCAAACGTTGCAATGCCATCGGGTCTTGCTTCAAATCAACTCCTTCTTCCGACTTGAAGTCAGCAGCCAGCCAGTCGATAATCACTTGGTCGAAATCATCACCTCCGAGGTGAGTATCACCATTGGTAGAAAGCACTTCGAACACTCCGCTACCAAACTCCAGTATGGAAATATCAAATGTACCGCCTCCCAAGTCGAAGACAGCAATCTTCATGTCCTTATTGGACTTATCCACACCGTAAGCCAAAGCCGCAGCCGTCGGTTCATTCACAATACGTTTCACTTCCAAACCGGCAATCTGTCCGGCCTCTTTCGTCGCCTGACGCTGAGAATCCGAAAAATAAGCCGGCACGGTAATCACGGCTTCCGTCACCTCCTGACCCAGATAGTCCTCAGCCGTCTTTTTCATCTTCTGGAGAATCATGGCAGAGATTTCCTGCGGAGTATAGAGACGCCCCTCAATATCCACACGAGGCGTGTTGTTATCTCCTTTTACTACAGAATAAGGCACACGTGCTATTTCTTTCTGTACCTGATCATAGGTCTCACCCATGAAACGTTTGATAGAGAAAATGGTATTCTTCGGATTCGTAATCGCCTGACGTTTGGCCGGATCACCCACCAAGCGTTCGCCGTTTTTAAACGCCACGATAGAAGGAGTCGTACGCTTGCCTTCGTTGTTAGCGATTACTACCGGTTCGTTACCTTCAAATACGGAAACACAAGAGTTTGTAGTTCCCAAGTCAATTCCAATAATCTTTCCCATAATATATCTACTTTTTTATTATTAATCTAAATTGAATGTATTTCTTACGTCCGCCTCTTACGGAAGCAGCGCACTGTTATAAAAACAAACCGCGTGCCAAACTATCTCATGAGGCAGAAAAAACAATAAAAAAAGATTTATCGGAATCAAGAGAGAGTTTTTCTGCTATCTTTGTTCTCGGACAAGCTCATCTGCGACAGTCAGACCTGAAAACTGCCAAAATGGCTGAAAAAATATAAAATGTATGACGAAAATAGCACGACTTCTATTATTTCTTTGCACCTTATCGGTATTCCATATTTCTATAGCACGCCCACGGGTAGCCGTAGTACTAAGCGGAGGCGGTGCAAAAGGTACGGCTCACATCGGGGCACTGAAAGTAATTGAAGAAGCAGGAGTCCCCATCGACATGATTGTAGGTACGAGCATGGGTAGTATCATCGGCGGGTTATATGCCATAGGATATACGACCGAACAGCTCGACAGTATATTCATGGCACAAGACTGGAACACATTGCTTAGCGACAAAGCTTATCGCAACGCGCTTAACCTACAGACCAGAGAACAAAATTCACAATACATCCTCTC